CATTTCAAGCACATCTTACACACTATCAGCAACATACACTACAATACACTACATAATAATACTATGCATAAGGAGAGATCTAAAATGTACGTATCAAGATATGTTATTAACCTAATCTAATTAACTAATTATATACACAATCTATTAACAACTGGCATGACATGGTGACAAAGAGGTATTGCGGTAAAATGACTATATGGCAGGGAGAGTTACCCAGTGTAGAGTTTTCATAGACTTTAATAGAAAGGGGGGTATAGTGAAATATCTTTTTAATATAATATCAATTATCAAAATTATAAAAATACAATATCATATTCGCGAGTATATTATTAAAATCGCAGCTCGTAATTCCTCAAGAATGGAGAGGTGTATGGTTACGTCATTACTCGCTCTACCAATGGGTTTTTAAAAAAGTATTGTAATAGTTATCTACGTTTAGACTACGATAACTGTAGGTCTCTATAGGGTTCATTTTTCGTTTAAACAGAAAACCTCCTAAAGCCTTTATTGTATAGACTTCAGAAGATTCTTATCAGTGTGCGAATGAACCTTTGCCCACCCCCCTCATTGGTTCATTTGATTATGTCAGTATTTGTATAAACAACCAAGTGTTTACAACCATAGCTATTCCTATGTATATGCAGGTTTTAGTATTGTAATCCATATCTTAATTTAATGCTCTTCTTACTGTGCTTCTTGACACTCCTAATTCATTTGCTATATCAGTGTGCGTATAGTTAGGTAGTAATTCAGACATCTCTATTATCTTATCAGAGACCATCATCCGTACACTTCTCTTAATACGCTTAACTCTCTTACGGATCTTAATAGCTCTTGTACTTTTCCTTAACCTCAACTCTTCATCCCACTTAGTTATCCAGAAGTACATCCAAGCATACGAAGTTCTTTCCTCTTCAAATACTTTAATAGAATGTATATCCCATTTAGTATCTACAAGTGAGTGCATCCACCTTGTCTCTCCAGCACTATCTTTAACCATCTTATGGTTATCTATATTCACTAATCTTTCTAATTGTTCGTCAGTCCAGCTTGTCATGTTTTATCTATTTAGTTACCCTTAAATATACAATATAACTCCTGATGTATCATACTGTTTTACTGATACTTATCAACAGAACGAACACTATTGAAGCTATTTAGTTATATAGTATATGATAAACAATATGAATGTACCTGCAACTATAAACGATATTAAACTTAAAGATTATCAAAAGTATCATAACATAATATCTGCTAATGAAGGAGCTAATGATGAGTTCTTAGAGACTAAATTACTTGAGATATTCTGTGGGCTTACTTACAAGGAGATAAACGAACTACCTGTAGGTCACTTTGATGAAGTTACTACTCACTTATATAGTATCTTTGATGTTAAATGTCCTTTAACGAGAAGGTTTAGTATGACTGGTAGTGATGGAGTAGAGGTTGAGTTTGGTTTTATACCTAACTTAGACAAGATTACTATGGGAGAGTACATTGATTTAAACAACTACTTTGAAGAAGCCAGTACATTGCACCAAGCAATGGCTGTGCTGTTTAGACCTATACACAAATCATATAAGAATAGAGAGAAGTATGAGATATCTTCCTATGAAGGTACAGAGTTCTTCTCAAATGTTATGAAGGATATGCCATTAGGGTTTGCTTTAGGAGCGAAGGTTTTTTTTTATCGTTTAGGGATGAAATTATCGAGGGCTATTCTGAACTCTTCTCAGCAAATGTTGGAGGGGGAAACTCTATCGGAGGAAGAGAGGAAAGCTTTAACAGCAAGTATAGCTGGTATAAAGAACTTCACGCTCTTGCAGGGGGAGATGCTCTTAAAGTCAACAAAGCTACTTTAATACCTATACATGAAGCTATGGTGTGGTTACAGTATGAGAAAGAACTAAGAATGTTAAACAACGAATCAATAAAGAAAAAATTTAAGTAATGAAGAATGTATATAGTATATTAGATGCAGTGGAACAACACTTCACTGTAGAAGAGAATAACATCAACAGTGTTAAGTTTGGTGTGTTCAGTGAAACAGACATAAAGAAGACTACATTATTTCCTTTAGCTCACTTTAATATAAGTGGGATCAAATACAGTGGTAATACTATAGACTTTGTTGTAAGAGTAATGGTGTTAGACCTTGTTGATGAGAGCAAAGACTATGACGGTTCTTTTGCTGGAGCAACGAACCTACAAGATGTTCTTAATACTCAAGCTATGGTGCTTAATAAGCTTATAGAAAGCCTTAGAAGTGGTAGAGGGAAGCTATCTGACCAGCAGTTTGTATTAAATAACGAGCCACAAGCAGAGTATTTATACGAAGAGTTAGAGAATAAGTTAGCTGGATGGGGTGTTGACATAGAAATATCTACTCCTAACGACATATCTAACTGTTAATGTCAGGCAATATAGACCAAATATTTAATGTAGTTGTACGTAGGTTTGCAGATGACACTGTTAAACTGCTAAAAGCTAATATAAGAAAGGACGGAACAGTCGCTTCTGGTAGTGCTGTTAATAGTATTACGTACACAACACCTAACAACGATGTATTACTTAACTATGATAATCATTTAGATATAGTAAGTAAAGGTATCGGCGTAGGGAAACAAGTTAGAGTAGCTAATATACTAACTTGGATGAACGAAAAAGGTATTGTACCAAGAAGTAAACCTAATACTTTAGCAGGTAGAAAGTCAACTGCATTTATAATTGCACGTTCAATGGAGAGAAATGGTACTATAAAACGATTTGCTAATAAAGGTACTGACGTTATGAATAGTATAGGAGTAGGAACTACTTTATACAACAGGCTTCAAGATGATATAGAGGAAGCTGGAATTGAGTACATGAATGAATTAATAAAAAATATAAAACTTTAATAATATGCCATTACAATTGCCATCAACAGAAATATTCTTACGTTCTCCTTATTGGATAACTATAAACGAATCACAGTTAGACTACGTAGTATGCGAGTTAAGAATCTGGACAGGAGCAATGGGAGACGAACCCATCTATTCTGATATTAAAATAAGAAGTACAGCTCTTGACGATTCAACGTCTATAGATATTGCTGAGTTTGCAAGAGACTTCGTTGAGGTTCGTTTTGAGGGAACATACGAAAGTAATGCTGTCTTTATTAGTTATGAACTAACCAAGAATCTTCAAGGTCAAACGTCTGCACCATCGCCAGAGGCTAAAGTATATCTTACAGGTCTTGATGGTTACGGTACTTTTCAAGATGGAGTAAACTTTGCTTGGGCTAATGAAGTAATGATTAGTGATCCAGTCGTAACAGCTTATCCAGAAGAGGCTATAGAGATTCCAGTTATGCAAACCAATTTAACGGGGTATTCTTTGCAGAGATTTGCTGCTGGTTACGGTGGAGCTTACTCTACCTTTCATACAGTTACAGCTTTATCCCCTACAGACAACAGTGCTAACATGATTAGGTACGTTAACAGTCGTTTTGGAGGTGTTCTTGCTGACAAAATACTGTTTCACTTTAGTGGTATTGCTGACGAGAACGTTTTAATTAACTATGGAGACTGTAATAAGTTTGGACTTACCCGATTAAGCTTCGTAAATAGGCTTGGGTGTATTCAGACTATGCACTACTTTGGAAGATTTGATGTTAAAATGTCTCAAAAATCAGACACTTATAAGCGTAATCTATTAAGCAGTGGTATTTATGACGCTACAAGACATCAAGACTATACGTTAAACAAGAATGGTAGAGTAACAATGACCTTAAACACAGGATGGAGACCTGAAGAAGAGAACGATTCTATAATAGAAATGCTTATGAGTGAACAAATATGGATTAGCGTTGACTCTTTGAAGCTTGGTAACGGATGGGTTCCTAAGCAAAGTTCTACTTGGATAGTACCTGTTACTGTAAAAAACTCTAACTTAGAAATAAAAAATAAGCTAAACGATAAAATGATTAATTACTCACTTGATTTTGAAGCAGCTCAAGATTGGATAAACTCTGTAAGATAATATGATACAACCTAAATTATTTATTGATACTGGAAGGATAGATCAAACTACAGGCTTAGTTGTTTCTAATTGGAAATCTGCTGACCTTTCTGATAAGGTCAACATAGTGCTAAAAGACTCTATAAAGAAAGCTAAGGACGTTGGAAAGGTATTTACTACTTATACTAACCCTTTCAAATTACCTGCCTCTAAAACGAATAATATTATATTTAAGAGATTCAGTAATAACAAAGTGTTTGACGGATTTGATCCAAGAAGAAAGTATAGTGCAAAGATTCAACTTAATGGAGTTGATTACAAGAAAGGATATATTAAACTGAATGGGGTTGACTTGAAAGATAGCTTACCTATGCAATATAATATTCAGTTCTTCGGAGAGTTAGTTTCTCTTAAAGATACTTTGTTAGGAAGTAAGCTTAGAGACTTGACTGGATTAGACAAGTACTCGTTTCCATTTGACACTGAGACAGTTAAGATTGGTGCAGAGCAAGGGTTTAATGTTGTAGTTAATGGTGGTCTTGGTCTTAGGCAGATATCACTACTAACCACAAGTACAGCTCCAACTGTTAGTGGTGGAGCTATAGACTTATCTCTTAATGGAATTACTTATCCTATAACACTATCAGCGGACATATCCGTAACAGAAATAACCACTGAAATATGTTATCAAGTTAATACTATAGATGGATATTCAGCTACACCAAACGGAAGGATTGCTGCTATAATAGCTGACACTGATGGTTTACAGACAAATACTACTGTTGCAGTAGGTACTGCTACTGGGTACGTAGGAACAGCTTCTACTTATAGAGCTGGAAGCACTGTTGCTCAAGATAGTTCTGTTATCGATATAATCAGCAGTGATGTAGGAATGATTAAGTTTCCGCTTCTTTCACATACAAGGGGGTTTGAATATGACAGAGTAGCTGGACAAGTAGGTAGTTTTCACGAGGGGTTTCATAGATTATATAGTGCAGAAGAAAATTCTGCCAACAGACCTCTTACTGATGCAGACTTGTTAAGTAGATTCGACCTTAAACCTGCAATTAGAATACCATATATATTTCAAGCTATTGAAGACACATTTTCTAATATAAACTTTGACAAGGACTGGTTATTTGGAGTTAACGGGCAAGGAGCTTCTCCAGTAGAAGAACTTTACTTGTGGCTACATAGAAATAAAGGTTCAATTGATGACGGAACAACTTCAGTACATAGAAGACAGATAAGGTCTAATGGTGCTGGAGAGAGTCTTAATGAAATGACTTTGCTAACTCCTGCTGATAATAGACCTTTCATTGTTGAACAACCTGCTATACCTCAAGAATTAGGTTCTCAAAGATACTTTGTGGATATTAGTATTCTTGGAACTGCTGTTGACGGAGATATCTCTGTTACTATAGACTTTTATAAGAATGGAGTTAGTGAGAAAGTAGGTACTTATACTGAAAAGATACAAGCTACTGCTGGTACTGATTTTAATACAGAAACTATATTTCAACCTATAAGTACAGGTTATCATTACTTTGAGGTTACTATTACTGCTGAATCTAAAGTTTTAAGCTACGCTCCTTTAATAACTATAAAGGAACAAGTGTTAGTTGGACCTGCTTTGAGATGGGCGAACGTTACGTCTGGTTCTCACTACGGAGCTGCTGGTGAAGGTCATTTCTTTAGCGGTATTCTTGGTATTCCTGTTCCCTGTGGACTTGTAAATACATTACCTAATTTGAACCCTTCTTTGCTTATGCCAGATTACAAAGTTATAGACTTTTTATCTGACTTGTTTAAGATGTTTAATTT